GCTTGCTGTACATCGGCACGACGGCCGGTACCCTGCCGGCTGGCTTCTACCCGATCTACAGCGCCGGCACGACCTCGGTGGTCGTCGCCCTGCCGATCTCGGGCACGGTCTGGACGGCGACGGCGGCCACGCTGATCCCGCCCGCGGTCGTTCCGCTGACCTACGCGCCGCTTATCACCCTGACCGGCATGTACGGCATGGCGGCCGGCGTGATCGTAGTCTAAGGGGCCGACATGGCAATCTGGAAATTCCCCCCCGGCTTGACAGCCGACATGACGGCGCTGTTTGGACTGTTCGGTCTCGCAAGCAACGTCAACAACTATGCCGAGGCAACGACAGCAGTCACGACCGCAGGCACGTCCACCACGCTGACGGCTGCGCAGGTTCTCGCCGGCATGACGATCCTGAATTCCGGCGCGTCCGGAGCCTTCACGATCAACCTGCCGTCCACGGCATCGATGATCGCAGCGCTCGGTACGATCCCCCTGGACGGCACCTACTCGGAGCCGATCCACTTCCTGAACAACTCGGTCGGACAGACGGGAACCATCACCGCGGGCGACTCCGGCACGACCCTGACCGGAACGATGACCTGCGCCACCGCGACGACGCGCAAGCTGCTGCTCAACGTCACCAGCCCGACCACGATCACGATCCAGAATTGCGGCTCTTGGGGCCTGTGATTCACCGCCTGCTCGGCGTAACCGAGCACACCGCTTTGAGGACGTAATCCTCAGATGAGAGAGATACCGATGTCTGACCTGCTGAAATGTCTTCTGCAACGCCTATTCGGCCGCGCCGTGGCCTACCTGTGCCCGGCAATCGATGACCCTGAAGGGGCAAGCGATGAGCCGGAAGAGGAGCCTGACCTCGAGGCCGATCCTGAAGAGGAAGCCCCTGAAGAGGTGGCCGAAGGTGATCCCGAGCCTGAAGAGGAGCCTGCTCCCCGCCAGATGACCCGTGGCCAGCGTGCCATCGTCGAGCTTCGCGAGCGCGCGAAGAACGCCGAGAAGATGGCCAAGGAAGCCAAGGACGAGTTGGATGCCCAGCGCGCCCAGCGCAACCGGCAACCCGACCCGACGTTTGCAGAGGAAGAGGCCAAGCTCCGGGACGCGAATACCAGCGACCTGGAGAAATGGCAGATCCAGTCCAATCGTGCCCTGCGTCAGTCGCAAGCCCAGAGTCAACAGGCGCTTGCCCGCGCCGAAGACCTCTCGGACAAAGCGGCGTACACGCAGAAGTCGATCAAGAACCCGATCTACGAGAAGTACGCCGACCGCGTTGAGGACAAGTTGACCAAGGCCCGTGCGGCCGGCATCAACACCTCGCGCGAGGTGATCCTTCAATTGATGATCGGGGAGGACGTGGTAGCAGGAAAGTTCACCGCCAAGTCGGCGGCATCGACGGGCACCAAGACCATTGCGCGCGGCAAGTCGCCCGGCGCCCGTTCGGACACGCCGGCGCGCGGCCGGATGAGCGATCGGGAGAAGCGAGCGGCGCGCCTCCAAGACACCATCATCTGAGGATTCCCATGCTTCGCCTGCAATTGCTCGTCGCCTTCCTGGCGGCCTACCTGTTCCCCGGCGTGTCCAACACCGCGGCCGGCTTCCAGTCCGACGTCGAGGCCTACATCCAGGAGGAGGTCGAGCCGCTGGCCCGCCGACAGCTGGTGGCCTACCAGTTCGGCAAGCCGCTCAAGCTCGACACCAACCGCGGCACCACCTACACCGCCAGCCGCTACGAGCGCCTGCCGCTGCCGTTCGCGCCGCTGCAAGAAGGCGTGGCCCCGATCGGTGAGGCGATGACCCTCAAGCAGGTCACGGCGACCGCGCAGCAGTGGGGCGACCGCGTCATCATCACCGACGTCGCCAACCTGACGATCAAGCACCCGCTGTTCCAGCAGGCCATCCAGTTGGTTTCCCTGCAACTGCCGGAAACGCTGGAGCGCAACACGCTCAACACGCTCCTGGCCGGAACGCAGGTCAACTACGCCAACGGCCGCGCCAACCGCGCCGCTCTGCTGGCCACCGACGTCATGAGCCCGCACGAGTCCAACCGCATGTGGGGCTCGATGGTCACGTACGGCGTTCCGCGCTTCAATGGCGACGAGCGCGAGGACATGATGATCGAGGCGGGCAAGCACCGCCCGACGCGCTCGCCCACGGTCACGCAGCACTACATCGCGCTGATCCACCCGCTGCCGTCGCAAGACATGCGCGAGAACGCGACGATCTCCACGGCCTGGTCGTACAGCGACAAGGATCGCCTGTACAACAACGAGTTGGGCTCGTGGGGCGGCATGCGCTACGTCGAGACCAACCTGATGCCCTACTGGGTCGGCAACGCGCTGATCACGGGCGTTGCCTCAGCCTCTGGCGGCAACCTCGCCACGTCGACCACGTATAACATCCAGGTGACCGGCGCGCCGGCTCAGACCAGCGTCGAGCAGCAGATCTACCAGGTCTCGGGCAACATCTCGGTGACCGGCCCCACGGGATCGATCTCGGTGACGCTGCCCAACCTGCCGGGCTACGTGTTCTCGATCTACATCGGCACCTCGTCGGCGCCGTCCAACCTGGGCCTGTCGTCCGCTGGCCCGTCGATCGGCCCCCTGGCCGGTCAAGCCACGCAGCTCGCTGGCAACCAGACGGTGGTCATCACCGGCATCGGCACGGCTCAGACGCCGCCCGCCGCGCCGGCCACTGGCGTGTACGTGTTCCCGACGCTGTTCATCGGCAACCAGTCCTACGGCCAGGTTCTTCTGGAGAACCCTGAGTTCCACTACCTGACCGGCGCGGACAAGTCCGACCCGCTGAACCAGACGCGCGTGGTGAGCTGGAAGATCTTCTACGGAACGATCATCCTGAACCAGGGTTTCCTGGCTCGCATCGAGCACTCGTCGGCATTCGTCCCAGGCTACAACGCCGGCACGCAGGCTTGATCCCCCACTGAACTGAATCAGGAGAACAGCATGTCGATCGTCATGTCATGGCAGCAAATCAAGGACGCCATCGCCCGCGGTGAAGCCACCGCGACCGCGGAGGTGCACGCCTTCATCGCCTGGGCCGAGCAGAAGGACAACCAGGTGTCCTCGGCCAAGGCGCTGCTTGAGGCCAACGGGTTCGCCGTCACGCCCAAGCCGGCTGCCTAAGGAGACCCGATGGCAAACGATGCAACGAAGAAAGGGGGTGATCCGTTCGCCCCCTTGCCCGACTCCAACGAGCGATTGCTCGAGCAGACGGCCCTGGAGAACCAGGCACTGCGCGACAAGGACGCGGCAAGGGATGCGCAGCTCGCCGAGTTGCAAGCCGAGATCGCCAAGCTCAAGGCTCGACCGATCCCCGAGTTTGCGCCGGCGCAGGATGCCGCCACCGAGATCTATGCGGGCGCCGACCCGGATGGCAACTCGCTGTGGCACTACTGGATCGACCTCGCGCCGAACGGTGGGACGGACATCAAGATCAACGGCATCCCGTACTACCAGGGTCAGACCTACAAGGTCACGACCGACACGTTGCGTGTGCTCAAGGACGTGACGGCGCGCGGATGGGTGCACGAGCAGCAGATCCACGGCAGCAACGAGAATTTCTACCGCAAGCCCCTCAACCGAACCATCAGCGGGAAGCAATGAACCAAGGCGACAACGACGGCGGCCGAGTGGCCGGCTCCTACACCCTCACGGCGCAACTGCCCAACGGCAAGCAACTGACCCTCTCGGGCTACGTGCTGGCCGATGATGGCGTGGACGACCTCAACAAGCGGCTGGACGTCGCTGCATCGGTGGTTGAGCGCCAGCGCATCGCGGCCGAGGTGCCTGAGCTCGAGGCCAAACTGTCGCAGCGGCAAGACCAGCTGCGCCAGATGGAGACCATCATCGAGGAGTTGTCGGCCAAGGACAAGCTGAACAGTCGCGAGGGCGAGACCCTGCGCACGATGCGCACCAACCTCAAGATCGTGCACGACGACATCGACGCGGGCAAGGCGGCCATCGCCAAGGCCAAGAAGATCGCCGAGAGCTTGGCCGCCTGATGGCCATCACTGCCTCCCAAATCGTCGCGCTGGCCTGCAAGGTAGCGAAGTGCCCCGGCTACGTGACGATGGGCGGGCAGTACCTCAACCTGGTGCTGATGGATCTGTGGATGCACCGAGACCTCAAGGTCAACCGGGTGTCCCAGTTCCTGACCGTCCAGGCAGGCACGAACGGGCCGTTCAATCTTGAGGCGAACTACGCGCGGACGTACGACTTCTTCTACCTTCAGAACAACCTGCCGTACTTCCTGCATCCGGTCAGCATGGAGGAGTACGACCAGGAGTTCAAAGACCCGAGCACGGGAAACTACCCGTACGAGTACGCCACCGACCTGTCGACGCAGGCGCAGACCGCGTCCGGGACGGCCGGCTACGTCTACGTGTACCCGCAGTCCTCAGGGCAGATCATCCTGACGCACCGATACATGGTGCAGCAACCTGACATCGTGACGCCTGAGTCCAGCAGCACCGTTCCCTGGTTCCAGGATCAGGACTACCTCATCAAGGCAACGGCCACCCGCCTGATGGAGATCACGGACGACGAGCGACACGATTCGTTCCAGTCGATGTGCGAGATCATGTTGCGCACGCATCTCATCATGGAGGGCGACGAGCAGCAAGTGGTCAAGTCGGTGCGCCTCGACCCGCGCCGGTTCCATGGCAATCGGAGCGCACGCCCGACCAAGATCACGAATTGAGGCCCCATGCCTCTTCGCAAGCAACACCCGGTCAGATTCACCCCCAAGGGCCTGTCTGACGCATTCGACGCAACCGAGGCATTCCCGGGGGCGTGTCGGTCATTGCAGAACCTGGTGTTCGACCCGTCCAATCCGGAGCTGGTGGTATGCCGGCCGGGCGGCGTGGCGCTGACATCGTTCGCCAGCTTCACCAGCCCCACCTTCCTATCGGTGTATATCTCCATCGGGGTGATGGTCTACGGCATGGTGTCGACGGCGCGCAACCCGGGCCAAGACGAGCCATTCGCGTTCAATACCTCCACAGGTGTGTTCATCGCGATCAGCGGGGTGACGTCGGGCAACACGCCCACCAGTCCGCCGACGTCGGGGCTGTGGGTGCCCCCGACGATGGCAGTGGTCGGAACGACGATTCTTGTGACCCACCCGGGGTTCTCGGGAACGGGCTCCAACTACTTCGGCGCGATCGACATCAGCACGCCAACGACACCCGCCTGGTCGGCCGCCAATCTGGCAACCAGCACGCTTCCAAGCGTACCCACGGCGGTTGCAAACTTCAACAATCGGGCCTACTACGCATGCGGCAATGTTGCGTACTTCTCTGACGTTCTGGTGCCGCTCACCCGCACCAACGCCAGCCAGTCCCTGACCATCGGTGATCCATCTCCCATCCAAGCATTCAGCGGGTTGCCGGTACAGACCACAAGCGGCGGTGTGACGTCGGCGATGATGGTGTTCAAGCAGTTCCAGGTCTGGCAGGTCACGGGAGACTCCGCGCTGACGACGCTCGCGCTGAACTACCTGAGCCTCAACGTTGGAACGATCTCGCCCAGGTCGGTCATCCAGACGCCCTACGGCACCTATTTCGCCGCCATCGACGGACCGTACTACATCGACCCCTTGGGGGCCGTCAAGCCCCTGACGCGCGACCTCAAGGTCAGCGAGCAGGACATCCAGGCGCCGTTCATCTACTCTCGCAACCCGTCACGTGTGGCGGCCGGCTACTCGGGCGGCGTGTACCGGATCTGCATGGACACCATCGTGTCGGGGCAGAACATCACGGGCGACTACTGGTTCGACATTCAGAGACGGCGCTGGAACGGCCCGCACACGCTCAACGTCGATTGCATGGCGCAGATCGGGAACTACTTCGTCATCTCGCACGCCAACATGGGAGCCGTCCTCCTCAAGAGCGAGCTGACGGCGAGTGCCACCTCGGTCTACACCGATAACGGTGCGGCGATCAGTTGCGTCATGGAGTCGTGCACGATGCCCAAGGACGGCAACATGGCGGAGAAGCAGATTGTCGAGAGCACGCTGGAGCTATCCACCTCGGGGTCGAGGTCGGTCTACCAGATAACCGCGCTAGACGATCAGCGTAACCCGATGGACTCCACGACGATCACCGTCAACACTCCCAACAGCCTGTGGGGCGCGTTCGTGTGGGGGGTCGGTAGCTGGTCGTCGTCGCTCAACATCCCAACGGTCTACACGATCAACTGGAACGTCCCGTTGGTGTTCCAGAAGATGGCTTTGTTGATCAACGTGACAGGGCAGAACAATTTAACCATCGGAACGTTCTTCGCGCGTTACCAAGAGACCGGCTACACCAACATGAGAGTCTGATATGTCGATCGTTTCACTCCTTCCAGTCACTCTCACGAACGGCCAGATCGCGGACGCAACTCAGGTCATGGCTGACCTCAATCAGATCGTCAACAACGTCAACGCCAACGCCGCGGCGCTGAACGGAAACAATGCCTTCCTGGTCGGAACGACGCAGACCATCGGCGGCGATGTCATCGTCACTCAGACGGCCACCCAGACCCTCACCAACAAGAATATCTCCGGGTACACGCCGATCGTTGACTCGGTGGCGGCAGTTCGGTCGCTCCTGATGACCGGAAACCCTCGCGTCCTGGTGACGGGCTATTACGCCCTCAGGGACGGCATTCCGGAGAGCCTGTACGTCTACGATTCGACGGACACGACGAGTTCGGACAACGGTGGAACGATCCTTGTGGCGGCCGATACCGGCCGATGGAAATTGGTCTATGGGGCCGTCCTCACGGATCGACAGTTCGGGGTCTACTCCGACAACAGCCACGACGACACGACCGCACGCCAAAACGCTATCACCTACGTCCAGAGCACTTACAACCCAGTCACCTACGCATCAAATTCACCATTCGCCGGGACGTGCACGCTTTACTACGGTTCGGGGTACTCGCTTGTTGCTGGGACGCTGACCCAAACCAAGAAGGTCGCCCACGTTGGTGACGGGCCAGCCGAGAGATCATCTGGAACCAGAATTCAAAGCAATGCGACGAACGTCGACCTCTTCCAGGTCACGCCGATCGCTCAGGGCATGTCGGTGTCGTTCGAGAAGATGACGCTTGTTGGAAATGGATTGGGTGGCACTGGCAACCTCATCCACGTCCAGGTCGGGACGGGCGGCGCCGCATGCAACTCACAGCGCTACGAGGATCTGGTGTTCGCCCAACCGGGGGCTAATGCGCTGAAGATCGACATCGGCGACGACATCATGATGCGAAACTGTCTCGTCGACATCGCATCGGCCGCAGCCTACAGCCTAGGAACGACAACCTCAACGAGCGTCGTTACCAATTCAAACTGGACGGCATGTCGCTTCTTTAGCGTTCAGCAGCGGGCGTTCCTGCTGTTCAATGTAATTGGCATGGACATTGTGGCGCCGAGTGGCTACCCCTCTGGAACCATCACCAACTGCCAGTATTTCCTCGACGGCTACAACACGACGCCCTTCCAGCTGAAAAACATCAGTATTACGGGAGGCAACCTAAATTCGTACCAATGCATCGCACAGTTGCAGTCCGTCGTCGGGTTTAAGATGACCGGCGTGAACTGCCAGAACCTGGGCCTCGCGGGCAGCTCCACGCTGAGCGCCATCGTGCCAGTGGGAACGTGCGACCAGATCAGTCTCATCGGCAACACGTTCCAGGGCCAGATGGGAACTAAGTCCTTCTATGACGACAGCGGTGCGACGGTCACCAACGCGAACATTACTGGCAACACATTCGACTGTGCGGCAGGCATGACCGGGGCTCCGATCAAGTGCGCGGGAACTACTGGAACCATCGGACAGAACTACTTTCCCGGTTGGACTGGAACACCCGTGGTAAGTCAGCAGTTCTATACAAGTGGTTCTGCCATCATCCCGGGAACGATCACAGCGGGTAGCAGTTTTACTTACACGACCACGGTGACAGGAGCTCTCCAAGGAGACAAGATCAC